GAATCCCTGCTCTTAAGCAATTCTTTATCCAGAAAGGACACAAACCAATTCATATAAGATATGCATGAATAGCGATCCTTATATAACCCTGCCCTTTCAACCAATCTAATAAATCCGCTAACCAAAGTCATATCAAGATTAATACATTCCCCAATAAACAACCCTGTCTGTATATATGGGTTCATAAAGAAACCATACAATTCAGTATCGTCTCTAAATTCTTTATTATATTGAAGTAAAAATTCTTCTCCCCTAGCGTCTTCTACCATAAATTTCCATAATTTATTCTGCAACGATGATCGCATAGCAACAGCTATTTGACTATTCAATGGTTGGGTTGCCAAAATTGGATAAATAACTGATAGCGGTGCTGCCCCCAGAGTTCGTTTTGTGAGTTCATCGTAAAGTTTCCCATCTATAAAATCAAATTCGGCAACAGTCATTGCGGGGAAGTCAATACCTCTTTCCTCGCACGATGTAATCTGGCTCAATCCGTCAAAGATACCAATGCCCGCTTGTTGCAAGTCGATTATCAGATAATTGCAACCAAAATCATGGTATATTTCTTTGATACGTTTCGCCTGAGTAAGTGTATTTATGCCCTTATGACTTTCCATATAAACCAATTCGCGAATATACCCTTTCCCAATCATTGGTATCAACCTGGCGCAAGCCATAATGCTAAGGTCATTTTCCTTATTCGCCCTGGTAGCAACATCAACCGACATCACCCTTATTTCACCGTCTGTTTTTGGAAGATCATAAGGATTTTTCTTTTTGTCATAGCTGTCATCGCGCTGAGGATAAAATGCTTTTTTTATCGTCCTGCCAAACATAGACATTTTAAAATAGCTTTTCCCACTACTGCCGGACGGTATATTTAAATATTCCATTTCCACAGTTATTGGTTCGCTATCTTCCATCTCATTCCTTATCATCTTTGCAGTTTTGATATTATGGCGAATGGTAATAAGATAATCGAATGCTAAAAATGTTGCGCTGGTATCGCCCGCTGCAACACGGCGAATACATGATTTTACATAGGAATACCAGTATTCTGTTCGATAGTATGCTGACGAAATAAAGCTGATGTTCCCTTCTTCTTGCAACCTTTTATCGCTTGCATATGGTTCCCTAAGCCTGTACGGAGGCATCCTTGAAAATAGAAATGGCTTAATAACAGATTCCAGAATTGTCTTATCAACAAGCCTCGATTCTTCAACGATAATATAATTGGCGCGGTTTCCTCGCGCAGACTCAGATGATGGCACAACTTTGATTGTGCTACCGCAATGAAAGGTTATTTCATAATTATTATAGTTGTGCGTTATGCTTTGCACTTCGCGAGCGACATTCGGACACACATTTATTACATACTGCGCCTTCTCTGAGATTATAATGCCACCTTGTTTTAGCGTCTTTGCGCATATGACTACCTGAATGCCGGGATAAAGAATCGCAAGAGCAAGCGCCCACACCGCAATAATAAAGCTCTTTGCACTTGCACGGGCTGCCACAATATATGCCAGGTCACTTCGTTGTAATGCCCATATCATCAATATTTGATAAGGATATAACACCAGTCCAAAGTAGGTCTCAATAAAACGATGTGGATTCTTCCTAAAAAAGTGTATCCACCGTTTCATATTCTTGCGCCTTTCGCCCTCAAGGTCTTGATGACGAACCATATCTTTTGGCTTAAGAAATTGATTATCTGTCGCGGCATTCTTTCTATAGGTATCTTTATAGGGTCGTGGACTCGTTGGCATTATTCTTCCTCGTCGTCATCCACATTGAAGTCGCGGCTACCGGTGATAAAGTTTTTTATCGGACGAGTCACGTACTTATCAAAATACCCGCCAATATTGTCATAATCCTTAAACAACGTTTTATCTTCATAAAACTCAGCCGGTTCAGTCTCTTCAATTGTCTTGATAAAAGAAGAGAAAGTGTCCTGACTCTTTCCAGCACTAGCTATGCTCGCCTTAGCAGGATCGACATTCGCCGTTTTCATCAAGGTCTGCATTTCTTTTACGAGACCGACAACCGAACCTTCTTGCAATCTTTGTTTCTTAATCGCCAGCGATATATGACATAACTCTTTTAGTAATGTTACTTCAGCCTTAGTGTCAGACTTATGTGTTTTCTTCCAATCATCTAGCTCTGTTTCAAGATATATATAGTCTTCGGCCTCAAACCCGCTTCCCCAAAACTGCGCAAGTTCTTCGGCATCATCACCATCATACGTTCCAGAAAGAGGCTTAGGAGGTTCAACAAACCTCAAATCAGATTGTGAATTCATCCTGTCTAGGCTTGATATTTTCGATTTATATATCCCAAAAATAGCATTGCAGTCTCGATTTTTCGAGAAATAATGCCTTTCGAGATGAACGAGTGTTGCGTCAATCGCTCCCTGTAAAAATACCACATCTAGCATTCGGCAAGTATTCAGGAATGCCCTATAATAATTGCTTGGGTAAGAAGCCAGAATATCATTAAAGATACCATTGCAACAATCCTTGCAAATAGACATCACCCCATTTGCATCAAGGAATGTATTGGTCGCCGGATAAAAATTCGCCGTTGCTTTTTCTTCGCAACACTTTCTGCAATATTGTTTTTGAACTTCATACCCAGTTGTCGTTACTTCTGGCTTTCTTTTGACCCTTCTCCGCTTTACGGTTTTCTTGGGTGTAGAATCGTTTTCATCCATGACACCATCCATTCCTGAAATGCAAAATAAAAAATAAGCACAATAAGAATTCTAACTTTGCACCATATGCTAATTTCCCTTACAATGTTCATACAGTTATGTTCCAGATTTCTTCAACCCCATTTTCGGCATCAACAACAAAGCACTGTCCTTGTTTTTTATGCGAGTACCCTTTGCCCTTAGACCATAAAGATGTCCCACTAAATGTCGGCAATCGATATATCTCGACTAATCCTTGGGTTTCATACTGCATCGCCGTATGGAGGTGGGCCAAAAGCCACACAAAGCTATCACACTTCTCCCAGTGTTCTTTGGCCTCGACCGTCATGAGTTCAACCGCTTTCTTGATAGGAAAATTATGAGAAATCCCAAAAAGAGTTTTTCCTATTGCGAAATATTTTCTCGGCAATGGTGACGTATCAACCTCAACCGTATCATCCTCCTTGAAAAAGGAATCTATAGTTTTCATAACGGCATACATTGTCAATAAGTCGTGATTAGAAGGAACATACTTCACAGAAATATGCCCATGTGGTTGAAGCGATTTAACGCCGGAAATAATCAATTCGACGGACTTATCAAATAACTCATACCAGAATGTCACATTCTCTTGCTGTGTTCCAGCAGTAGTTGTGTTGCTGATCGTATCAGTATTCACAAAATCATTACCCACAATAAAAACAATTTCATCAAGTTCTAACATGCTTGCTTTTTCACAAACACTATTGATGAAATAATTATATCGCTTCTCTGCAATTTCCATATCATACACTTCACCAACTGTATGTTCAGTCCCCAATAACCCAAGGTGCAAATCTGCAATCGGAACAATGAGGACGGTTCCTACATTGCCACTTTTCTCTGATACAACCGGAATTTCCCAATTCCGTTTTTCAAGTTTATCAAAAAGATCGTTTATATGATCTATTCCAATGGTTATATTTTCCTTTTTGGGTCTGACATTGATGCGGCTTTGATATTTTATAATGTTGCCGCCGCCCTTCACGGAGCCATGCCAGAGATTGTTGCGCAATGCAATGACCTCCCAAAGATCGGGCAGAAATCCATGCGCTACCAACATTGATTCCGGCGATTTGGAATCTTGTTCGCAGATTTCAATCAGCTTGTCACTGACGAAACTACCATCTCGCAACATTTCAAAGGTTTCTTGTGCGTCAGCATGTGACTCATTTTTATCGACAAACCTAAGGTCGGGATTGTGGCCCTTTGACTCACGCCTTTTTACTTCACGCCTGTATGCCGATCTCAGTTGGTCAGCAGTGTTGTACCCCCACCTTTCAGCAGCACTCTGCCAAAATGGGGTTTTCAATCCTGAGTCCTTATATGCCTTGCAATCTTCAAAAACGTCATTTCTCATATTGCTCCTAACACTCACTTGTTTTATGGAACCAAGTCCTATGCTCTGCTATGTCGAGTCTATGCACCTGAAGCAGTCTGACACCCGCGGGAGATGAGTCTTTCCATCACTCTAAAAATCCGCCTACCAGAATAAAATGTGGATATTGGGCAGCGGGGTGGCCCTCACTGGAATCCGGTAATCTCCCAGATAAATCATTGTACCACACATACCACTGTTTGTCAATGCTAAATTTTCACCAATAAAATCGGTCTTTTATAATTTTCCGCCTGTTTATGGATAGGGATTCGGCTCAAGCTCATTTTTATAGATATACCAAACCGGCTTCTTCACATTGCTTTCCACAAGATCAGAATGCACCCATCCGTTATTTGCCAACATAAACCATACAATCCCACTTATATTATAGTCGCCATAATTATCCAATATATATTGAAGATAATCTGCCTGTGCTTGTTCAAATTCATCTTCGCACAATGGGTTAGGCCCGCTTGTTGGACACGTATAGCTAGTTTCCGTAATAAATTGCGGGATATCAGTCAAGGTACTCACATATTCGGACGATGTAAATATATAATCAAAACTTCCTGGAAATTCCAATCCTGCATACTGGTGAAAAGACACATAGTC